AATGCCAATAATGAATTAGATGATGGGATTGTATCATATTTGTTTTTACAATGTGAAATATTAAAGGATTCTACTATAGTTGATGAAACTTTAAAACAGCAAGCTCTTGATAAATTACAAGGTGTTAATTTTTTAGGAAGCGATTTAGAAAAATTATCTGATTTTATTAATAATTTAGAAAATAAATTAGCTTCGTTAGCAGATTCATTATCTCCTTATGTAGGAATAGCTTTATTTCTATACTACATAATACAATTAGCTATAGATTTATTTACAAATACTAGATTTCATTCTCCTTATAGAACAAAATATATCCAAAAGTTAATAAAAATGGCGTTGGATATGATGAAAGATATAGTGAATGAACAAGTAGATGCTTTAAAAACTATGTTTTCTGGAATTGATGAGTTTTTAATAACTATGACTATCGCAACTGGATTATATCTCTATAATAGATCTCAATTACAAAAGCAATCAACCGAACAACTTGCAGAAAATCTGTGTGAAGATCTAGGATTAAATCCATTTGAAGATATTGTTATAGATGTCAGTACGAATGTAATAGATTTGTCTCAACTTCCATTAATTTGTAATAAAGAGGATGATGATGTGGTTATACCAAAGGAACCTATAGAAAATAAGATAGCAAATTTTTCGTGTGAGATTGATATAGAAGAAGAAACCGAAGAATTAAATGCAATTATAAAAGAAGATATTTCATCTAAGGCTATCATAATAAATGAAACTGAAAATGTGTTTAAATATGAAGTAAATATTGGTGATAAAGTTACAGATCGTACAATAATAGCAACTCTTTCCGGTGACCCCATATACTCACCTCTTAATGGTAAGGTAGTATCATTATTCGACAGTTCTATTGTACTCAGTGACATCTCTGAATCATCTGATGCATATCTCACCCAAACTATTAAAGAACTAAACGCAGCTTACCGAGAGCAGAATGAAATTAAGATGTTTGTAAAAGATTGGCAAGTTAAATCGTTATATCCTGTACTATTAGCTAAGCATAAAGCAGGAAATTCTGGTGGATTAGCTTTTGCTAAAAATGTTGAAAGTATTAAAAAATATTGGAATGATGAAATTCTAAAATCTTATGACAAAAATATTAAAAAGATAACAGGCGAAGATAATGTAAAGAAAAATGCAGAGAATGAATCTCTTCATATAATACAAGAGGAAGTTAACACAGAAGAAAAAATAGTCAATAAATATTTAAGAAGTATAGAATATAATGCTACTAGAGCTAAAGTAGCTAAACCTAAAAAAGAAGATTTTGTGTTGATTGAATATTATATTGTTGAATTAACTGCAGCATTGAACTCAATAAAGGATCCAAGTGGTTTAACTTTAGAATATAGAGATCAAATAAATATTTTCACAGACCAAAGATATGTGTTAGATGGGTGGAAACCAGAAGATATAAAAGAAAAAGGAAATGATTACATTAAAGAACTAGAAAAAGGGATTACTATAGGTGATTGGTTCCAAAAGGGATTAGACATCTATGCAGAAGATAAAAAACTTTCTGATGTAAAAGATTGGTTAGAAGATATAAAAAATCCTAATAAATTAGAAAATTATGAAAAAACTGAATTAATTTCCAAGTTGATGTATCTTTATGAATTTTATTTAGACATTAAAACTAAAAATGAAGAGTATAAAGATTTAAAAGAAGCTGATAATAAAAAACAAGTTGTAAAAGAAGGTAATTATATTTCTAATTTCTTTGGGAATTTATGGAAAAGATTTGATGCACTCCCTGATGAAATTGCTGAGTTAGAACAAAGATTAGAAGGCTTAGCATTATTCACTGGATATTCTATAACTGAAATTGAAGGAGAAGATTATAGATCATATTTAATTTCTGATAAAACTGGTTGTAAAGGACCTGATAGAGATCCAAATTTAGGGGGATCCACAGAAACAGATTTAGGATCAATAAAATATTGGCTTAAATATTGTTCATTTGCAACATTAGTTGGTTTAAATCCGTTAACGTGGAGTACTGGATTTATTTTACCAACTGGTCCATTATTACTTCCAACTGTTTACATTCCTATAAAACCAATAACCACTAGTTATGGATTTATAGTGTTAGGATTAACAATTACAGGAATATGGGTATTTCCTATGGTGTTAATGGTTAATTATTCTACTAATTATAGTTTGCCTATTGCTGATCCTGCTACATTTATTAGAAATCAAATTTCTGCTCTTAAAACGGAAATATCTGGACAATTATCTGATTTTAAGAAAGATGCTTTAGTAAATTTTGCTGATAAAATTAAAGTAAACGTAAATGAGTTGAATATAGAAGTTGAAGGAGCTGAAGCAGCTATTAAAAATCACAGATTAGGAAAGCCTCCCAAGACTAAGAAATTTGATCAAGAACAAATTAATTGGAATACAGCAAATGTTAGCTTAAAAGAACAAAGAACAGAGATAAAATTAAAAAGATGGGCGGAGGAGAAAAAATATAAAATTGCATACGAAGCAGCTACATTAGGAACTACTACTGGAAGTGGGTCTGAAGATGCTGGGATATCAAAGATTCAACAAACTGAAGATTTGATTTTGAAGCAATTTGATAAATTAGATGTATTGGCAGATAAAGCAGATAAAATAGTAGCGCCTTTACCGATAACCTTACAACCTGAAACAGCTAATTTTGGAATTACATTGAAAAATCCAAAGCCTATTATAAATATCGCAAGTGAAATTGACGATAATATAAATCCAATTCCTTTAGAGAAAATAACAAATAGGTTTAGATTAGATAATGAAAAATTAATGACTAAAGGAGGAGAAGCTTTTGATTACAAAAAATATCTATCAGTTATTAAAGTTGCTATGCCGACTTTAATTAAAAAAGATCCATTCCCTGCATATGAAAATCTTGGATTATTAAATATCCCATATTTAACTTTTCTTGCTAAAGATTTTACTGTATCAGGTTCTCAAACTTATGGCATGCCAGGGTTTCCACCTTTCCCAATAGGTTAAAATTCTGATAATGGAACTCTCTTCCATCTTTTTTTAACCCAGATATATAAGAAATTCTCATCCATAGACAATTGTAAATTGTTTGGTATTGGGTTAGGGTTATCGTTTATTGAAACATCTTGATTAGTGAATGTAACTAAACGAACATTAGTTTCCTTATCAATATCAAGTTGCATAAAATCCATTATGCCCTTTATACTAATATGAGAAGGGGATCTCCATCCTACACCATCAATTTCTACGTATGATTTATTGATGTCAAGAGATGGAAGATCGATTTTTTGTACTCGTTTCATTATACAACATGTATTAATCCTGGGTATGTTCGAGAAGCTAAGTTACCATAACTATCATAACTTTCAGCGATTACATCATAATATCCAGATGTATCAAAAACAAATGGAACAGATTTGTTAAATACTCTGAAAACTACATCTTGAGAAATATTCTCCTTAATAGTCCAAATGTTATTTTGATCTAGTAAATAAGTACATGGATCATACAAAGAATTTAATATAAGTAATTCTCCAACTGGGACATCCACTGCAAGTTCATGATAATAATATATTGAAGAATCTAAACCTAAAGAAGAATCATACCAATTATCATTAGCATACTCTTGATCAAATAAAATATTCATCATAACGAATGTATTGTCTAGGAAGTATTCTCTGTAATCTTTATTATGATAAATTTCAAATATATTAGAAGTTTCTGAGCCGGCTGATACATCTAATTCATAATTAGCAAAAGAAGCATAAGCGTGTCTTGCTTTTATATCATATCGGCTAGGATCATTTACTATAAATTCTGGGAAATTCATATCAAATGTATGTGTTGCATTTGAAACGTCAATAACCCTATAACTTGATCCCCATTGATATCCAGTAGAAAGATCTTTAACTATTAAATTCACTAATTGATTATCTAAGAATGTGTAGTTACTAACATCTAATGAAAATGTAACAGCGGCTAAGTTATTAGAAGGATCACTTGTAGATCGTTCGGTAACATTATGAATGTAAATGTTATGAGAACCGTCTAATATAAAATCTGATGGAATACTATCTAAGGTATATGTTGTTGGACCTCCACTTGTAATAAAAGTAGTGGCTTCATCTACTGCCATATAAGATCCTTTATAAGTTTTGATAAGAACTACATCATCATTTGTTGAAAATTCTTCGTATAGTTTAACAATATCTACATTAGATCCAGAAATATTAGATATTTGTTCAGAAGCAAGATAAAATTTATCAATTGTTCCTGGTTGTGGAACATCCTGGAAATATGTAATAGAAGGAATACTGATGTAGTTATTTCCACTTGCGTCTTCTTCTAATGATAATCCTAAATATGGAACTTCTCTTTCATATATTGGAAGATTATTTTCAAATAATAAAGTACTAACATCTAATTCAGTAATAGATACATCTGAATAATGTGATGTGATAGTATAAATTGTAGGTGATTTAACGTATACATCGTGAGGTTCTCTTATATGATTTGAATATAAGATATTATAACCATCCCATGCAAATACTTCAATATTATAATCACCTGAATAATTTACATTCATCGTATAAATACTATTATCTAATGCCAGTAAAGAATCACCACCAGTTAAACCGGATGGATCAGCCCAATAATATTCGCTTGGGTCAATAACATACAATGGCATTCGAGGTGAAATATATTCTATGTTCAATTCTATATTTTGTTCTAATGAACTAGTATCGTAATGGAAATTAATATATGATCGAACATCATCTACTGGTTCTGCAGTAGATGGATCTAAATTATCCATGAAAATCTTACCATCTAAAATATCAAGGTGATATAATTTATCAGTATCAAATGTGTGGACAATATTACTAGCATCGATAGTTCTAAAATTCTTAAAACTTAATAATGGAACTCTATAAGTTTCATCAAATGCGTATTGTAATAAAGATCCGGAGCCTACACTATTATCTGATAACCAAACATAGTCATCGTATCTATAAATTTCTCCGGTGGAGGATTCTAATATATAACCACCAGCAAGAGATGGGTCAGTTTCGGGATAAATATGATAAGCTGCAGATCCTGGCCAATCATTGCTACTTGCGTCTCTAATATAACCTTCTTCTAAAATTATTCCTAAATTAATAGATGTATCATAAAATACTGTAGATGTGTCAAATAAATTATAAAATTTGATTTGATTCTCATAAATCCATAGAGGATTTGTAACATGGGTAGATGTCAATACTCCAGAATCTGTTTTAGAAACAGTTGCCTTCCATTGAATATCATTAATTTCTACAAATGGGTGTGATAAAGGAGCTCCAACTTCTAAATAATGATCCGGATCTGCTAAATATGATGGATCAGATGGAGATAAAGATTCTCCAGTAATAGGATCCCAGACATAGTTAATATAATCAGATATTTTAGTTTTTTGAGTACCGATAGTAGTTAATGCATATTCTTTTAATGTCATATTAATAGATGCTTCACCAGTAGTTAACTCAGAAAAATCAGGAGTAGTTTCCGGAGTTAGAGTTTGATAACCAGAATAGTCATATTCCATATTATCGGTTGACCATATAAGATTAATATATCTTTCGAAATATACACCTTCACCTGTAATATCTATAATTCTAGCATTAACCCCAATGATATTTTTCTCTAACCAATTTTTAAGAGCAACTAGTTTAATAAATAACTCCTCTATATTATATTCATAGCAATTTTCTGTTTCGGGGGTTCCCCATGCATCTATAGTGCCTGTTTCCTTTGTGATGCAATAATTAAGAGATAATTGATTTAATTTTTTAAGAGCTCTTCGTTCATCTGGAGAAAACATAAGAATAGTTTTAGTTCTATCTCTTGCTTCATAAGGAACTATAAGAGAAAGTTTTTTATTCTCTTTTACATTTTTGAACCATTCTCTGACATAAATATCATCATACCCTAACCATTTAAGAGCATTTATAAGTGCTTTGTATGTTCCGATATACGGGGTGATTTCCGCATGTTCCAGGATCATATATTTTGATTTGGGATTGATAATTTCATAATCAGGCAAAGCTTCATTAATATCAGCTTCTTTAAACATATGAGGGAAATCTTTTGGATCGGGCAACCCAAAGTTTCCTAATAGAGTTCTGAATCTTTCATCTTCACCAATAGCTTCAGCATTAACTACAATTTCACCCATAGTATAATAAATACCATCAATGACATTATAGATTCTAATACTTCTTTCAAAAACTCCTTCAGTATCTGATCTAAATCCTACATTTATAGTAAGAGGTGTAGATACTGAATATGTACTTACATCAAATACTAATTCATCAGTCCATGTTATATCTTCTAAATCTGCATCTACTGTGAAAAATTTGATTTCATCCTCATCTCCCAACATTCTAAATACTAATGATGAAGTAGAAGGATCAAATGGTCTACCGACTACATCATTTCCAAAGTCTTCTAAAATATATAAGTGTTCTGTTTCAACAAGACCTTGAGAAACAGGCTTTAGAAATAAAGCTGAGGAATAAACTGTGGAAGGGTATAAGAAATTACCCGAAACATCAATATCTTCTAATGATCCGATTCCTTGTGTATTTACTGGATCTGGATTAAATATAGAAACATCTGTGTATACAATAGAAACATCCGATGATATATCAACTCCTTTTTCTCCAAACACATAATCATAATTTATAGATGTTGGGTCATAATAATAGAATCCACTATTAGTTATTTCAGCATCGGTAACTATCCCAGATGGATCTGTTATTAAATATCCCGCAGCAGATGCTGAACTAACATCGCCTACAAAATTTAATCTTAAATAGTCATCGGCATACCAATTTAATGGGCTGCCGTGTTTATCGAATAATTTCCAATTGTTTAATTGCATATTAGTTAATCATTGTTGTGTTTTTAGAATGTGCGATAGAAAACCATTTTTTAATCATTTTCGAAGATTCCAGAACATAAGTAATAAGACCTTCTAATTTCCCATACATATTTATTTGCTGAGGGTTTGCCCATAATTCTGGTGATGTACCATTTTTAAGCATATTTCCAAGATAATCATAGCCAAGATTCTTAAAATTATCGTTTAAGTGTTTAGCTTGATTCATATAAGAAGCTCGTACTTTAAAGGACTGATTTCTTTGTTGATCGTCTACATTTAATTCATACTTGTTCATACGTTAGTTCCTACATTATTTAAGATTGCTTGGTTATTTTCCTCATTTAAATCTTTAGAAGTATAACCCCTAACCTGAATATTTATTGTTGATAATTTACTTTTATCTGTTCCATCTTCATAATAAACTCCATTAGAACTTTCCCAACCACCTCTTATCATAGCATATACATCTTTAACTGGTACGCTATTATTCCAAGCATCTTTAACAGTTCTTTCTAATATGATATCTCCGTAATCATCTATTCCATAATGAGTTCTATAAATATTAAAATTATCTTTGTCGGCATCAAACCATACATTTACTGAGTCTACTCCATCGACGCCTTCAATAACTCTTACAATATCAGAAACTGGAATTCTATCTCTTCTTGTGTTTTTCAAAAAATAATCAGATGTTGCAGAAATTATAGATTCTCTAACGTTATCATATTCATATCCTTCCCATAAAATAAGGGACATATTAAGAACAAATCTTGGATATTGAATATCTAAGATTGCATTATCTACAGTAACAACTCTTTGGCCACTTTCTTCAATTAAATCAAGAATGGCAGTTTCTTCGTCACTTGATAATTGAAAAGATTCAATCGGAGCATCAAAATAATTTATTCCTGGTGCAATTCTTTTATTGACATCAGGAATTAAGAACAAATAAATTACGTTATCATCTTTCTTTTGTTCTTCTAATATTTGTTGGTTTATGAATAATTGTTGATTAGCTACATCTAATTCTTCCTTTTTAGATATAGCTTGTGTAGATCCAACTCCATATGTTGCAGTAAGATTTAAATATTGTTGTTGAAGTTGTTCGTATGCGCCCTTAGATTGATTATATTTATCTAGTGCAAATTGATCTTCGAATGTTGCAAAACCTGGTATTGCATCAATAATCGTAAACATATTTAGCTTACGTAAAAAATAAATGTAGTTATTTACATTTGCTAGAACAAAGCTTCTTGACATATGAGGGGCTAACAACCTTGTTAGATACAAAGGCTCTTCTAATGTTCCAAATAATATTGTGTTCTTAACTGAAATATTTAAAATTTTATTTAAGTCAATTTGCTCTCCATTAAGAGCATATCCAGTAGATGTAAATTTCCATTGATCCTGGGCGTTTGCTTGTTGGGTAGTTATATTTCCAGGTTCTCCATCAGTTATAAGATATTCAACTAAAATAGTAGAACCTAATGCAGGTACCTTTCCGTTATATCCATTCCCAAAGAATACATCGAGTCCACCAGTCTGCCCTGTTTTTACTAAACATCCTTCTAAATCAAATGTCATATCTAAAATAGATTCTTGCATGGGCCATAATTTTCCATTAACATAAACGTTTACAAAATAATTATCAATAGAAGCCCCCTTTTTAGTTGCAAAATTAAATGATTGTAATGGATCTCCTGTACCAGTTGCTTGTTGGTACTCAATAGTTCCTTGCATTATATTACAATTCAAAATATTCTTAATGCTAGTTAAGTTAAGTCTTGCCTCCTCACCAGGAAGAACAATAGTATAAGTTAATCCATTTGATTGGTTAGTAAGAGTTGTATAATTTGGAACAACTACTACACTTGAATAAGTATCTAATTTTTGACCATTCCAATTAAAAGTTAAAGTCCCTCTGGCAGCCATAGCCCTAGAAGGATTATGGCCAGTTAAACTAGCTAAACCTTTAACACTATTAGGTCGAGATGCAGTTTTAATGTTTAATTCTGTAATTGAATCTTCGATATAAAACAAAATCATTCTACCATAATTCAACATAACTTGTAACAGCTGCCCCATAGGAGATGCCATAGTAAAGTATTGTCCTACATTACCATAAGTTGTTGATAGGAAATTTATTGAATCCTGATATAGCTCGGATAAGCGAATTCGTTGTGTTTTAAATATGTTCGGTGTTCTAGCCATATTAAATTAGTTTATTTTTACATTTTTCTCCATGAAATCTTGTATATATATTAACTGCTATATCCTTTTTACAATATTTACAAACTATTCTTTTTTGTTTTATGCCAATATGTGCTTTACTCATATTATCTTTAGATTTTTCTGAATGTTTTATCCCTTTATTTTTTTTACCATTTTTTTGTAATTGTTTAATATGCTCTTTTGATAATTTTTTTCCAATTTGTCCAATACTCATATTTTTTTTAACTTCTTCAGATCTTTTTTTACCTAAATTAGATTGTCTTATCTTTTCTTTTGTTTCTTTAGATCTAATCTTTCCCCAATTAGGATTTTTTTCTCCTAAATTTGCAATTCTTATTTTTTCCTTAGTTGAATCTTTTACTTTATACGAATCGTTTTTTATTCGTGTTTCTCTTATTTTTTTTCCAATTTTAGGATCTCGTTTTTTTCCTTTTAATGAATTACCTATATTTTTTTTATGATCTGTAGAAAGAGTTTTCCCTTTTTGTTTATCACTTATTTTCTTTCTTAATTCATTTGTCCAAATAATATGACCTCCATTTTCTAAAATATTATAGCCATTTGGTGTAAGAGTATTATATTCTTTAATATATTTAGTTTCTAATATTAAATTATCTTCCACCTTACATTCTTCTAATATTTCTCTTTTAAATTTCTCTTTACCATATTTTTTAACAGAATATAACAATAATTTTCCACTTCCTAAATAATTATCATCTTGAGTTCCTTTATGTGAACCTATATATTGTTTACCATTTTTTAAATTAGTTGTAATGTAAATATAATTCATTTTTATTTTATATATCTCACTTGATAAGTATTCCAAAAGTTCTTTGATCATCAATGAATATGTCAATGACACAATAATCATATCCCTCAGCTCTTCCAAATGATACACTTGGTCTAATTCTATATTCTGCAGATTCTGAAACATATTCATCAATTTGTCTCTTGATGTCCTCTTCTAATTGTAATTTGTTTATTCTTGATTCAAATACTAAATCCTCTATTCCAGCTCCAAAATTAAGATCACCCATTACTTGTCCTTGGCGGGTGCCAAAAATAACTTTAATCTTGGAAATAATACTTTCTATAGGATCTGAGTGATCTAACACGTTCACTTTGAAGTTAGGATCTTCAGGATTTCGTATATAAATCTCTTGTATCATTTAGTTTTATTTTATATATCTAAGAAAATAGAAAAGGAGACGCTGAGTCCCCTTTAATTTTTATGATTTTATTTGGTGTTAAGTCTTAATTAATACTTTACTATAGAATATCTCAAAAGGAACAGTAAAAGAAAAATACATAATAAGTACATCTAACCACCATGATATTGCTGGATCATAAAATGAGATCGCAAAAGCTATACACATTAACATTAACATTTTAGCCAGATGCCACATATCAGTAACCCATACTAAAACAGTAGACATTATTAAATCACCAAATTTAGTTTTTGGTTTCCATTTATTATGCCACGAAAGAGATGGGTTAATCCATTGTTGATTTTTCCAAAATCTAAAGATAGAAGTTTTAAAACGAGTTTTTAGAACATCCATAGTTGCATTTAAAATTCCTGCAATTATCATTAATATGACACTTATCCACCACATTACTTTTTCTTTTCTTTTATCTTTCTAATAAGAGCTCTAACTGGATTAATAATGAATGCAAATACTATTGCAGCGACAGCGAATATTCCTACTGGAATCCATGGGACAAATGTAGCAATATAAGACCAATCGCTCCCAGTAAATTTATGAATAAATGCAAAAGCTATAGATATTAATGCTAGTATTGCAGTCCACAACCAAGGGTTTTTTAAATTTAAAAATTTCATGATGTTTGTTATTTTAGTCTAGGATAAAAACTCTCAGCCTGCATTGCCTGTCTAATTTTTAACCTGTCTATTCCTTGAGGAGCTTTTGATTTCCAAACCTTTCTTTTCTTTTTTCTTGGATCCATAGGAGAAAATGCGTGTTGTTGTCCCATATCTTCTTCAGATCTTGTATGACCTCCTTTGTAATCCTTTATAGGGATCATATCTATTTGGCCAACTCTTGGGTACCAACTTCCCCAACTTCCGGAATCCTTGCCTAATGCCATTTTGAATTCTCCGGCAGGAATTTCTATTTTCCATTCCGGATCATTTAAAATATTTATTTTTAGTTTCTTTTCTAAATCTTTAATAACTTTTTCCAGTTCCTCATAGTCTTTGGGAAATACCCAAAATGTTAAAAGTTTGTAATTAGTATAAATCCTTCCAGAATTTTTCCCTCTTTCTTTATCTTCTTTGGCATCTAATTCATTATTAGGATCGTGCATGGCTATTTGGAAAAGTTGAGGATGAGTGGAATTTCCTTTCCTTGTATATAGCTT